GGCTGTCTTTGTTTTACGATTACGCCTGAACTGTAACCTTCTTGGCGTTTTTTAAGGAATGGTAGCAAGAGGCCTCCTGTCATAGAAAGCAGGTTTGTCACGGAATTGGCCTTAAAACTCACCTTTTTGCCATTTTTCATGCTCTTTTTGCTTCATATAGCCTTCCAACTCTTTTTCCCACATCTCACTTTGTTGAGCTTCTGCCCATTCTTTGCTGCCGTAATGAGGTTTAGCTGGTTCAGGCTGATGGGTAAAAGACCATGATTCTTTGTAGGCGTATAACACGGCATCTATAATGTCTGAGTGGTACGTCTTTTTTAATATGATTCTTTTAGGGGTGCTCTTATCCCAATCTATTTGCACCATGTAAGAGTCTTGAGCAAAACGAGAATCTTCTTTTGCTTTAAACTTTCCTAAACGCATGTCATCATTTAAGAATTCTACGTTGTCTTGCTTCTTTTCTTTCTCAGCTGCAACTAATGGACAGTTAAACCTTCGTCTAATCTCTTCGGCAATCTTCTTACCGAGTCCGCCTTCATCCATGACGATCTTGTAGGCGTTGTATTTTTTCTGGAGGTGGTCTATCTGGAGTATAAGATCTGATATGCCTTGCTTGTTCTGTACCATTTCTTCTACTAGATACGTTTCCCTGCTAGTCTCAGACCAAGCGACGACTGCTATGGCGTCCGCATCTTTAAACCCGATGTCGACACCTAATACGTAATTCCACTTATGATTTTTATCTAAATTTACGTAATGACATTGTGCCCTGTTGTATTTAATCCACAGTGCTTCTACGTCTAACACCCAATGGTTAAGCCACTCTCGCTTCAACGTAGGGTTGTTGTCGTCCCATTCTTTACGTCTCTTCAAGTCTGCTACAAATTCTTGCGGGTTGGGCATGTTAGGGTTTTCAAAAAGCGTCCAGGCATGGTGGCTAAACCCGTACTTCTTGTTCATGGTTAGATCAAAAAAGTATCCTTGTGGTACGGGTCCTGGAGTTCCGGTCACAGCTAACCATCCGTCTTCGTAGTCAGATATAGATGGTGTCAAAACGTCGTCTATAATGTACTCTATGTGGTTGCCGAAGTCCTGGGCTTCGTCAATAGCTACGCCTGGGTATTTACGACCCTTTAAACGTTTTGCGTAGTTAGGCATGTCAGCACCTAGGATTATGAGTATGGCGCCGTTTGGGTGAGTCATCGTAAGCTTAGATTCTGTAAAAACGCAATTAAGCTTGAAACGATCGTTTATCTCGTTTAGCACCGGCCACATTGCTCCTTTAGCTGAATCTCTTGTCAAGCCCAGGTATACGCATTGGCTCTTAGGATACTTCTCCATGGTTTTAAAAAACCTATAAGCCAAGCCGTTAGTCTTACCGGCTCGACGTGAGCACTGTGCAGATACGTATCTTGCTGTGTCGTTTATGAATGCGTTCTGTCTTGGAAAGTTATCGTTTAAGACTATGTGATTTATAGTCTTGCTAGTAGCTTTTCTTGCTACTACTTCAGTAAGAATACCTGTTTTTGATACGCTCATTCAAGTGCGGCCTTTGCCTGTTCTTTAAGCTGCTCGTCTGTCAATCCTTTGAGAGACTCGTTTTCTCTGTCTTTAAGCTCAAACAGTAATTTTACCGTGTCTCTCAAGTCTCTGCTGGATGCTGGGTCTAGCTTTCCTGACACAGAGAGGAGCTTTAAGTTTGCTATCTCTCTGTGTAATATAAGTAAGCCGTCGTCTATTAACCTAGATACGCTTATGTCAGACATCGGAATATCTACATTTGGCTTCTCTGGTAATACCGTATTGGGACGGCTTACAAATCTCTTCACTTCTTAACTACCATGTGGGTAATGTTGCTAAGAGGAATAGCAATTTCTACGTTTTTAGTGATTAACATTAAACATGTCGCCCCATCTTCTAAGAACATCTTAAGGTTACGATCTGGTCCAGTTACGTCTGGCGTAATAGTTTCTTTGTAATTACCTAGTCCTGGAATAAAGATAGGTGCATGGAGGTGTGCGTAGCTTACTTCTCTCATGTTACTTTGCGACTTCATTTTTTACCTCTGCTGCTTTTTTGTCCAACTCATTGCGAGCTGCGGCTTCGTAATTAATATTAACCAACTGTTGATTAATGTTTTCTAAATCTCTTTTCAAAGCGTAGATTTGATATTGTACGTCACCTGATCGATTTCGTAGCGTTTCGTAATCAGCCTTGATCTCTTCCATCTTCCGTGGTTCTTTTACTTCTTCCTTGATTTGTTGCTTGTTCTTAAAAAATTTTGTTGCCATGGATTCTCCTATCCTAATTTGAACGGGTTAAAGTCTAAATCTTTTCTTTTATTATATATGCTTAACCCTGTTCTTGACAAGTGAGTAACAGTTTTAATAGTAGGCGGGACTAAGTTTTTAGCTATGCCTTTGTTGCGCCAAGCTTTTTTTACATAGACCCAGTGAAGGGTGTCTAACTCTGTCGACACTATGCTGTACCCAAGTATGACTGATGGGTCATCGTTTAGGCATGCCACAAACACTATAGAGTTTGGATGGTTGTACAGTTTTTCCACTATGTACTTGTAGTTGTTCATAAAAACTGATTTTTTGATCATAGAAAACCAAGAATCGCCGTGGTATAAACTACGCAAAAACGTCGATAGTACAAAATTCTTATCGTCGTCTTTAATGCTTATTCTTACTGTGAACAATCCTTCAAAGTTCATTCAGCCTTCTTGTTTATGTACATGTCTTTCATGGTTTTTTTAAGCTTTTGGAGTCGTCTCCATATGGCCATGCGTCCGTATTTGAATAGGCCGACGTTCTTCAATGTCAATGCTATTTGTCTGCTAGACATTCCATTGCTATGGTACTCCCATATGGTTTTTTCTAACTCTGTCTCAAATTGATACTCGTTAAGGAATGACGTTGCGTATCTATAGTACATTTCTTTCGAGGCCCGCCATTCGTTAGAAAACTCTCCGTATTTCTTTAGACCGCTAAACCTGCTTACGTGAGTAGAAGAGATTCGATCTGAATTGCTTTCTATGTCAACAAACCCAGAGTCTGCTAATTTCTTATACCATACTTTTTTTAGTTTTTCGTACTCAGACAGTTTGCGTCGCACTTTGCGCTGTCTTTGCTGCTTCTAAGGCGGCTTGTTGTTTTGTTTTGATGTCTTGAAATACTTGAGACGCTACTTGATTTGCTGCAGATTTTCTCAAACGCTTAACAAAATACTGCTTAGAAACAGAAGCTGTACCAGCGTCGATATGAATCAAAATGCTTGCTATGGCAAATACCATCGAGTCTTTATCGGCAAAATTTCCTGATAATTCAATGATATCATCGGCGTAAGCGTTAAAAGCCGTAAGACCTACTGGTAGCTGTGAAGGAAGGTAAGAACGAACTTGTTTTAATAGGAGTTTAACCTTAGCTAAGAACTGTTTCATATTACCTCTTGTTGTCGTACAGTGTTGTACTAATACTATGACATAATTCTTAATAAGTGTCAAATTTAAACTTCGCTTAAGTTTTTACCTATCTTTGGAATTGCTTCGAGCTTAATTCCCGGCAGCTTTACGGCATTCTCCATGGCGTCCTGCAATAGAGTTACAATGTCATCTGCATCTTTCTCTGAGCATTCTGCTACCAAACTGTCGTGAACTTGTAGGACTAGCTTTGCCTCTATGCCAGCTAACTTACAGTTATTGTTGAACATTATGGCAGCTCGGTTGACTATGGAAGCACCTGTGCTTTGTATCCTGTGGTTAACGGCCAAGTTTAAAAGGTTGCGCTGATCGTAAGGCAACTCATCGTGAGAGGCCTTCTTGTAGATCTTCTTAGCCTCAGGCATGCGTCTTGGCCTTCCAAAGAGGTTCTTTACCTGGCCGTGAGTCTTGGCTTCCTCGTGAGACTTAAGCATCATCTCCTTTACGCCAGGGAAGCTCTCAAAGTAGTTATCTATGTCGAGCTGTGTGTCTTCTACGTTTTTACCGGTTGTAGCCGAAAGCTTATTCGCAGTTGCTCCGTAGGTGCTTGCCAGTGCTATTACCTTTGCTAGATTTCTAAGATTCTTGTACTTTATCCCAAAAGCGTCTGGCGACCCGTCTTTCCTGGGCACGCAATCAGTCTTGTTCCATACTTCCATTCCTATGACGCTGTAAAAATCATCCTCTGAGTTAAACGAAGCCAAGAGCCTTTCGTCGTTTGAAAAGTAAGCAAAGACCCTCGGCTCTAGCTGACTGTAATCTGCGCCAACAAAAACCTTTCCTGGTCTAGAAACTATGCAGGCCTTGACGCTCTTGTCGTCCCTAGGAAGGTTTTGAAAGTTTGGATTGCGGCTAGAGTACCTGCCTGAAGTAGTCCCCGTCTGAAGAAAGGATGGGTATATTATTCCGTACTGAATTTTTTCTTCTATCCCCTCAACGTAGGTATTTAATATCTTTAGCTTCTTCTTGTAACTCAATAGTCTTTTAACCCACTCATACCTGTTAACAAAAACCGATAGAGTTTTGTTATCAACTTTAATGAACTTATGAGGGTTTTGTAGCTTCTTATCTTGCGATGTCTTGCAACCGGTAATAAAAGCTCTTTGCGCAGCCCTCGTGTAAGGTAGGCTCAAATTCAATATGTCTTTGCAGACTTTCTTCCCCTTGTCAGTCAAAGCTGTGAAAGGCTGATCAAGCTTTTCAAAGAGTAGCCAAGACAACTGCTGGTTAGATCCAAAATTAAACGTGTTCTTTTTGTTAGTTCCTGGGTAAACCTCTGCAACAAAAGACTTTATCTCAGACTCAATAAATGCCTTATCTTTGGCGCATTCCGCGATGAGCTCGTTCTTTAACTTAAGCAGCGCCTTATTGTCTACTCTCAATCCAGTCTTATTTAACTCGTACGTAGGTCCCTTCAATAGAGGCATAGACTCGTCGTCGTAAAAAAACTTATCTAGCCCCTGATCTATCAGCTGGGGAACTAACTCAAGAAACAGCTTATAAGTCAACCAAGCGTCCTTAGCGCCGTACTTGCCCATTATGTGGGCGTCAGCCTTGTACATCTCGTAGGAACTCTTGGTGAGGCTTCCTCCGTTGTTTAAAACGCTTTCTTTCATTAGCTTCTGCTCTTCGGCTGCGTCCTCACCAAATAAAGACTTTCCAAGCTCCTTCAAACCTATCCGGCGGTTCTCGTCTAAGAGATGCGCAAGGACCATGGTGTCTGTGTGTAAGCTGTTTATTAGAGTTATATGAAAATAATCTTCGGTGACGCGGCAATCGAATATGGCGTTGTGCATGATTAGCTTTTTATCAGTTAAACTAGCAATTAATTTCACGCTTGCGTCGTGGCAGTCCGTCATTACCATCTTCTTTTCGACGGGATCCCACCTCTGTAATATTACGTAATACGCAGTATTATCCTCACAACAGATAGAGTAACCTATGACCTCAGTACCTATTTGAACCCCAGTAGTTTCGCAGTCATAGGCTACGTACTCAAACTCTCGTAC